CTCTATTGGCTCTCACTATAGTGATTATAGCAAGGTTTACCAATCTCTACAATACCTTTGTTTATTTTATGTAGCTTTTTTTAATATGTTTACTTCTCTTGGTCTGCGTTTTGTACTGCTTCTAACGCTAAATCTTTCCTGTTTTTATATTGTTTACGTTTTCTTTTTGCTCTTTTTACGATGTATCGCTTGCCCTCCTTCTGTCCAAAAGGAGTCCTTGCGCCATAATATTGCTTATACTCTGGATAGAGCGGAAGTACCTTTGCTATGGTTAAATCCTCAAGAGGTCTCCTTCCACATATGATTTCTCTAAGCATTTTAGCGCATTTAAACTGTAAAACCCATCGGTAAACATGGTCTGCACCATTAGGGTTGATTTCGTTTTTAGGTATCTTAAAAAGCCTTCTATGTAGATAAAAACGCCCGATTCCTTTAATATCAAGGTCTGCTTCCGCAGGATTAGACATTAACTCTTCAACACCAACCCTAAGTGCCGTCAGTAACACTTCCTTTACCAAAGCACGAGGTATATTACTTTTTGTTTCCCTCGTTGTCTGGTCGCACCATTCTCCAAAAGTCATATAATCACCTCAGAATCCTAAACTAGCTCTGCTAATTATCTCTACTTGAGAACTCTCAAAAGAATTTATATAAAGAGCTAACATAGCAAGAGCATCAACACCATCATCATGTTTATTCTTTCCCATTTGCACATAAGAAAGAACACCTTGCATGAATTTCTTGTACATATCCGTCCATTCGGAGGGGTCTTTAAATACTACATGCTTCTTTACCCAGTCCGAATTAACAATAATCTTTGTCTCTTTGTTTGTCGTGGTATACTTCTTTGTTATAGAGCATCTTCCGCCTTTTTCGTTTACCAGACGTTGAACCTCGTTTCCTGTCCTAGAACCCTCTTTATTCGATTCAAACTGGCACATCTGAACCTTATTCCTAACCAGACAGTTCGCATTTAGTTCATCTAACGTATATGGAGAGCCATTATCATACACAACATCTTCAAGATAGAACTTCTTTCCGTAGCCATAAACAACTAACAAACAGTTAAAGTCAGTTCCTACGTCCTTTGTATCACATACGCCTAATATAGAGTCGGCTTCTTTTGTCTTGCCTTCATCGTCACAAGGAAGCCCGCCAAGATAGAACTGTAATTCCTCTTTCTTATAAAGTAATCCTTCTCTTTCAATCGGGTCTGACATATATAAGCACTTAAAGGTGATTTCATCCATGACATTTTCCATTTCTTTGAAATAGAAAGTATCAAACCCCTTATCGTATTTATAATCAAACTGACTTTCCCCGTTTTCATCATAGCAACCATAAGCCAAGAATCGCGCTCTGTCATTACCTTCATTTTCCCTTATAAAGTGACCTATGGGGTCATGCACAGACCATCTGGTAGCTATTGATATTTCCTTACACCCTTTTATTCGTCTTGATTTTGCATCGTTCACGTATTTCTGATAAAGGTTTTCAAGTCTTTGTACGTTCATAGCTTCTTCTGTTCCCGAAACCAAGTCATCACTCAAGATAATGCCACTTGCTCTCGTTACACCCGTCATTGAAGCATCAATTGAACGACACGTAAGAGATTTAAAGGGCTTATAGCTATTAAGGTTTATATATTTTTCTTTATCAGACCTTGATTCAAGCTTTACGTTAGGAAATATCTCTTCCCATGCATATTCTCCGCTAAACATTATGTCGCACATCGAACGATGAAACATATCTGCGATTGTTCCTGTATAGGAAACATAAAGATTGAAACTATCTGGGAACAAGCCCATATAGAAAGATAAAAAGAACTCGGCAAGAGTTGTTTTGCCTGCCCCCGGAACTACTGAAACCGTTAATATATCGAGCTTATCGTCTAATATGTCTTGAAAACCTTGTACAATACCCAGTTTATTCTTTAATATTTCTCTTCTAGGCAAATAAAATTGAGCATCTGGTTCTCTTTTATGTTCAAGAAATATCATGTAAGAGTCAAAATCCTTAAAATACCTTGCAAGATATTTCAAGGATAGAAGGTATACTTCATAAAAGGCGGGGTTCTTTACGGTCTGAACCAGTGCAATATTCCTGCCTTTTTCGCATACCCTACGTCCTTCTTCTTCATCATTATCTGCAAGGTAGATATTTTGCCCCATTTCTATAAAATCTTTTAGACGCTTCGGATTCGTCTTTAAATCTGGGGATAATTCTAATCGTTTGATAATCGTTTTATTATTCATATTATTGGCATATCGTATTTTGCTTCGGAATCCATGGAATCATGCAATTCTGAAAGAATTTCTGTAGCTCTCGATTCTCTTTTGTATTGTCCTAGCAGATACGCAACCTCCCCGCCTAAATTTAGCAAGAAAAGTCCATAGGCGCTATTATCAACGTCTACCAACTTGCTCTCTTGAATATATACACCTAAAAATTTACTTGTATCGTAAATCGCTTTTCCATCTTGCGTCTTTATAAACATTAAATCAACAGCAAAGCGCCACCCGCTTTTACACGAATGGCGCTTCGGCTCTCCTTTTATTTTATTTCAACGGGCAAATCTGCTAGCTTATACTGCTTCCATTCGCCACCAAAATAAATACTTGCATCTTCTCCATTGATAAGACCTTTATATGGTCTGCCCTTCCAGAAATAAGCAAAATCTTCTAAAAATACAAAAGTTACCTGTTTTAAGTCCGAAGGTATCTCGTAGCTTGTCTGAGTTTCGCCGCTAATACCTTGCATGACTAAATCATGGAACAGAGCGCTCCTAGTGGTATTATTTCGCTTAACGTACCAATCAATCTTATCAATCTCGTCCTCTGTGAATTTACTTGCTACTGTTATAGACTTACCCATCATACTCCTCCTTAATCAACGTCAATGATATCGCCCTCTATCAAGGGTATATCATCCATAGGTATTCTGTTTGCAATATCTGCAATGTTTGTCTCGACTTGCTGTAATGAAATGTTTGAATTGATAGTTGTTTCTGTTCTTGCTTGAACGTAGTCATGGTTATTATTCATATCCTGCATGAACGCCAATGAATTAATAAGCCCCGCGTAAGCATTTTGCTTTTTACATCCTGCAATCGCTGTAGCGATATTATTAGCAACTTCTGCAAGTTCTACATCCTCAGACCTTCTATACTTCAAAAAAACAGGTCTTGAGATTTTTGCGAACGTACAGAAGTCCTCTATATCTGGAATTATAGTAACTTCATTTTCATTCGCTTCTACAATATTTTCAAAGTATTCTCTGGCTTTTTCATAGAGAGTCTCTGCATTATATGTGACTCTTTTTCGCTTGTTCTGTATGGTAATCTCTTCACCAGTTTCAATCACTCCGAACATGTTCTCAAGCTGTCTTTTTGCAAGGTCTACATTCCATTGTCTACGTTTTTCGTCCTTATTAAGCGCTTTGCCTCTATTGTAGTCTACGCCTCGCTTTTTACTGTAATTAGCCATCATAGCCTCCTACACGTTTACTAAAAATACTTTTTTGCAATTACTTCCCTTACATTTAACAGGAAGGTTTTTTATTTTTGTGTCATCTCGCAGTAAAAGTGTTTTCTTACCGCAATATGGGCAACACACCCACTCTTGTCCGTTGTTATCTTCTCTAATAGTACCCTCTTTCATCTGTTAATCCTCTTCATGGCATCGTTAAGCTGTTTACATTCTACTACAAGTTCCTCTTCGGTCTCAAATAAATCGCTTTCCTTGAAATATTCATTGCCATACTTCGTATGAACATAATATAATTTAGAGCTATCGGGCATTATTATTTCTTTCATCGTCACAAATCTTACTATCTCTGCGTTGTAGTCCTTTACTACTATTACATACCCTTCCCTCATAATTAATCCCCTTTATTTCGTTCCAGTAGAACCTATGCCGCCCCTATCTGAGTTTCCGAGCGTTTCAACCTCTTCAAATTCTATTGTAGGCTGATGCTCAAAAATCCTAAACTGACAGATTCGGGTGTTTTTCTCTATGAATGTGTC